GTTGACGTTATGCCAATGAAGAAAGGTTACGGTAAGAAGACTGTCTCAAAGAATATCAAAACTGAGATGAAGTCAGGTAAACCACAGGCCCAAGCTGTAGCAATGGCTCTGGACTCTGCCCGTAGATCGAAGAAGCCCAAAGGGACGCTTGAGTAATGCCAGCCGGAAGACCAAGCAAGCTGACTCCCGAGATCATTGAACGGGCATACGATTATCTCCAACACTTTGAAAAGTATGGAGATGTTATCCCGTCTGCTGCCGGGCTTGCTGTCATCTGTGAGGTTGCAGAGCAGACTGTTTACAACTGGGACTGTGAAGCCAACGCTGAATTTTTGGGGTTGTTAGCAAAAATTAAAACCAAGCAGCAGCAAGTGCTGATTACCAAGGGGCTTTCAGGGGACTTTAACGCAGCAATCACTAAGCTGGTTCTGAGCAAGCACGGATACCATGACCGAGTAGAACAGTCTGGCCCAGACGGCGGCCCGATCAAGACTGACACCACTTGGACGATCAAGGTAGTCGATGCCTGAGATGAAGATCCCTCGAAAGCTCTTGCCGCTGCTGCGAAAGCCCAAGCGGTTCAAGATTGTTATCGGTGGCAGGGGATCAGGCAAGAGTCAGTCAGTCGGTGACATCTGCCTTATGGATGCGCAGACCAAGGGGATCAGGACGGCTTGCTTCCGTGAGTTTCAGGTAAGCATGGATGACTCTGTTCACGCTCTCTTGTCTGCTGAGATTGAAAGGCTAGACCTACAGGGTTTTAAGGTTCAGGCCAGCTCCATCCAGCACAACGGTCAGGATGTTTTCAAGTTCCGAGGTCTCGCTAGAAACCCGGAAGGCATCAAGTCCATGCACGGGTTTAAACGGTTCTGGGTGGAAGAAGCCCAAACCATCTCCTTCGATTCTCTCAAGGCTCTAACGCCTACGCTCCGGTCGGAGGATTCCGAAATCTGGATGACAGGGAACCCAAGGCATTCGTCCGATGTATTCTCCCAGCGATTCATCAAACCTTGGGAGAAGCAGTTGCGCAGGGACAAAATGTACGAAGATGACCTGCATCTTGTCCTGTGGGTGAACCATGACGACAACCCATTCTTCCCGGACGTACTGGAGCAGGAACGGGCCTATGACCAAGCCAACCTGTCAACCGCCCTTTATCGTCATATATGGCTGGGTGAGTATTACGACGAGGTAGAGGATTCAATCATTCCGGTGGAGTGGTTCGATGCTGCAATTGACGCTCACGAGAAGCTAGGCTTTAAACCTGAAGGCGCAATCATTGCTTCCCACGATCCTTCTGACGAGGGTGGAGATACGAAAGGTCTGGCGATCCGCAGGGGTTCAGTTGTTCTTCAGGTGATGGAGAAGACAACAGGAGATTCGAACGCTGGCATGGACTGGGCGCTTGAAGAATCGAGAAGGGCTGGAGCAGATTGGTTTGTGTGGGACTGTGACGGGATGGGCATTAGCTTAAAGCGTCAGGTTGAGCAGGCACTGAGCGGAACCAAGGTGCAGTGGTGGATGTTCCGGGGTAGTGAATCTCCCGATGATGCCGAATCTATCTACGCAAGTGACAAGGATCAGCACAAGACCAACAGGGATACGTTCTTCAACAAGAGAGCGCAGTACTGGTGGAAGCTGCGGGAACGGTTCGAGGCTACATGGCGAGCAGTTGAGCAAAAGAGATATATCAATCCAGATGAGATGATCTCACTCTCCTCAAGCATTGATAACCTTGATCAACTGAGGGCTGAGGTCTGCCGTATTCCCTTGAAGCGTAACAATAATGGTAAGATACAGATCATGAGCAAGATTGAGATGGCTAAGAAGCCGTATCAGTTGCCGTCTCCAAACATGGGTGATTCTCTGATGATGTCGATGTACTCACCCAAGGCTGCGCTTTCGAGTGTAGCTACAATCAAATTCGCCGGATGGGGTGGAAGATAATGGCCGAGTACGAAAGCGGTTCCGAGATGGACTCGAAAGACGATAGTTATATCAGCAAGAAAGCGTCCGAGATGGGTGACGAAATCTACGATGAGGGCGATAAGTATGACTCTCACGATGACGTTATCAATATGCTCAAAGCTGCTCAATGGGCTGACCATGACAACCGCGAGAAGGCCCGAGAGGCTCACCTGTTCGTTTCTAAGAGAGATGGTCAGTGGGAACCATACTGGTGGAACAGCAACATCAACAAGCCACGTTACACGTTTGACATGGCTTCACCCATTGTTGATCAGATCGCCGGTGAGCTAGAACAAGCCGACTTCGATGTGAAGGTCTCCCCTGCCGGTGGAGCAGCTACGAAAGATATCGCCGAGGTCTATGATTCGATCATCCGTAACCTTGAGACCATATCAAACGCTTCGCTGGTTTACGCTCAGGCTGGCCGTGGTGCCGTAACGTGTGGCTTCGATGCGTGGCGAGTAGTGCAGAAGTTCGCTGACGACAATTCCTTTGACCAAGACCTGCTAATCGAACCGATTGGTAATGCGATTGACCGGGTGTGGTTTGATCCGTCTGCCCAGATGCAGGACAAGTGCGATGCAAGATACTGCTTTGTTCTGCATCCGATAGCTACCAGTGAATACTACCTGAGATGGCCGGAAGGCTCGGGTTCGAGTGTATCGGATGACCGTGAAAGCGATGCCTACTACGACAAGGCTGAAGTGGTTGTCATTGGTGAGTTGCTGTACATCGAAGAAGAAATGCGCGAACTGGTCTTGATGAGCAACGGTCAAGTCCATGAGGTCAACGATGACTTCGAAACCATCACAGATGAACTGGAAGCGATGGGTGTCACCGAGGTTAGGAGGCGTGAGCGTAAGTACAAGAAGGTCTGCTCGAGGCTGTTCGATGCTTCGGACTGGCTGGAGGATGATCGGGATACAGCATTCTGTTATCTGCCTGTAGTTCCTGTTTACGCTAACTTCAAGATACTCGAAAACAAGACGATCTATTACGGCGCTGTCGAGAAGCTCATGGATTCACAGCGAGTCCTGAACTATTCACTCTCCCGTGAGATTGAGGAAGGCGCACTGGCTCCACGGTCTAAGTACTGGATGACGATGGCTCAAGCTGCTGGTCACGAACTACAGCTCCAGACCCTGAATACCAACAGCGATCCGGTACAGTTCTACAACATCGACCCGCAACTCCCCGGCCCGCCACAGCAACAGGGTGGCGCTCAGATCAACCCCGGACTTAGGACTATCTCCGAGGCCATGAGGGGAATCATTGGAATGTCTGCGGGTTTGTTCGCTTCCAACATGGGCGACAATCCCGGTCTCCAGTCTGGTGTTGCTATCGAGCGGCTACAGAGCAAGGGCGACAATGGTACTCACAAATACTTCCAAGCACTCGAGATTGCCATTGCATATACAGGGAAGATTCTAGTCTCCACGATTCCGAAGGTTTACGACAACCAGCGTCAGATGAGGTTGATGTACGAAGACGGATCAATGGAGATGAAGCCGATCAATCAGGAGGTCATTGATAACCAGACGGGTAAGGTAGTCAAAGTAAATGACTTGTCTGTCGGGACGTATGACGTTGTTTGTAAAGCTGGCCCAAGCTTCAGGAATCGTCAGGAACAAACACTTAGGACAATGCTCGACTTGGCGCAGGTTGATCCAGACATCCTCAAGCTCGGCGGTGATCTCCTGTTGAGGAACGTAGTGTCCCCTGTTGCTGACGCTCTTGCTGAACGTAGACGGGCGCAGATGCTATCTCAAGGCGTTATCCCTGAGTCCCAGATGACGGACGAGGAGAAGGCCGAGATGCAGCAGAAGATGCAGATGCAAGGCCAGCAGCAAGATCCGAATATGGTTCTGGCTCAAGCTGAACAGATGAAGGCCCAAGCAGATCAGATGCGCGCTCAGGTTGAGATGCAGAAGCTCCAGCTTGAGATGGCTAGGATTCAACTGGAAGCCCAGAAGATACAAATGGGTCTCCAAACAGATCAGGCCAATATCCAGCTTGATTCGTTCAACGCTGAGACTAAGCGCATGGATACCCAGATCAAAGCCCAGCAGGCAGGGGCTAAGATACAGAGAGATCAAGTTGCAACCCAAGGCCAGCAGATCGACAACCAGTTGAAGGTCGTCAGTGCCTTGAATCCATTGGTGAGGTAGTTATGGCTCAGTCGGCACTCCGTCAGTTAGTACAAGCTCAAGATCGCCTAATGCAGTCTCGGTCAGGTCTTGGTCTCAGTGATGCTGCTCTGATTCAAGGTCAGGCAATACCTGAGTCCAGCAGGCTGCAGCGTTTCACATCCTTAGACGCGCCACAGGATATGTCCCTTGGAGAGTCGGCTGCTGATATTGTCATGGGCTTTACGCCGGGCATAGGCACTGCGCAGGGCTTTCGTGATTTCGAGCGAGCAAGACGCGATGACGATATGCTCGGCATGGCATTGGGAGGCTTGAGCGCAATCCCGTTGGCTGGCGGGATAGTCAAGGCTGGTAGAGGCATTGGCAGGGCTGCTGAAGGGGCTTTGGATATGTCGCAGACTTCTAAGGCACCAGCCAAAGTTAATGTGTCTGAAACGGGAATTATCAAAGGCGGCGCAGACCGAATGATGAGCCAATTGCCGGGGCGTAATGTACTTAATTTATGGATTGAAAAAGGTGATGAAGCAATTGAGTCTGGATGGAATACAACAGGTGATCCGGTTGTTGTTTTGGACAAGATAGTTATTGACCCAGACCTGCGGCAGCAAGGTTATGGGCGAAGGGTTCTCGAGCAGGCCATCAAGGATGCATCAGAGGCTCTCCCAGATGGGGAACTTAAACTTTTAGCAGAACCGTTGGGAGGAAAAGACGGCATTGATTCATATGATTTGGTTAAATTTTATGAGTCGCTAGGGTTTAGTGTTGATGATTATCAGCAGGGAATGTCTGGCGTCCCTATGTCGTTAATGCTCCGCTAATCGCAGATAGATTGACAATTTTTGTCACAATGTGACAGACTGTAAACAGGCACACGACCTTATCGTGGCGTTTTAAAGGGTACGCGACCCTATTCGTGGCAATTACCTATCAGGGGCAATCATGAGCAAAGAGCTGCAACCAGACGATGGCGGGTATTTAATCGAACAGGATGAACCGCTAGAAACTGAAGATCAGGAGGAACAGGAGGAGACTCCAGACCCTGATTCCGAATCAGCAACGGATAGTGTGAACTCAACGCACGAAAAACAGGTTGAGTTTACTGAGGAACAGCAGAAAGTCTTTAACGATGCTGTCGGGAAGAAGGTATTCAAGCTCCGTGAAAAGGAACGAGAATCCGAAGCTCTCCGCAGACGACTTGAAGAACTGGAAGCAAGAATTCCTCAGCAAGGAAGGCCGGTAGTTCCTGAATCGCCAGACCCGTTTGCGCTCTCAGATGTAGAGTACAGACAAAAGCTGGTGCAGAGGGATCAGGCCATCCGAGAAGCCGCAGCTTGGGAGGCGCAACAACAGGCACTGCAATGGCAGCGTCAGCAAGCGCAATTCGAGCAGCAACAGCGGCAACAGGAACGACAGCAGACGGAAGTAATGGCCTATGCAGATCGAGCTAAGAAGCTC